ATGACGAAATCTCCACCACCATCCCGCAGCTCCGCGAGCTGAGCGAACAGATCAAACTGGTCAAGGAAACCATCTTCGGCAACTTCGAGGCAATCCTCAAGATGAAGTCAGAGATTACCGGTGTTGCCCGTGACAATCAGAACAGCCACACGTTCACCAATTCCGACAGCACCCTGCGCGTCATCCTCGGTGTGAACACCATCGACGGCTACCGCGACACTGTCGAGGATGGTATTGCAATGGTAAAGGGCTACATTGAGAGCCTGGCCAAAGACGATGCTACCAAGGCTCTCGTTAATGCCGTGCTCCGTCTTTTGAGCCGTGACGGGCAGGGCAACATAAAGGCCAGCCGAGTGCTTCAGCTCCGCAAAATGGCAGAGGATAGCGGCAACGAGCAGTTCCTCGAGGGAGTGAAAATCATCGAGGAGGCATACCAGCCCACTATCTCCAAGAAGTTCATCCGCGCCCAGTACAAAAACGACAAGGGCGCATGGTGTTATATTCCTCTCGGCATGACCGATGTCGACTAAAACGTAACGAAAATGGAAAAAGAAATCAAACGACCGCCACGGATCGCAGTGTGCCGGGAATGCAACGGCACCGGGATACAGAGGATCGAATCACCACAAAGGTATCCCGCTCCATGTCCCCAGTGTGAGGGCAGCGGCAGGGTTACAGTAAGCAGTGTGACAACACTTGACATCAGACCTTATAAGCAAAAAACGATAAAACCCATATAGCAATCGATGGCGAGCAAGCGCGGCATGTCCTACAGAAAGCGCGTAGAGGATATAAACCGGATATATGACCAACACGCCAAAAGCGGGTTGACTAACCGGGAGATATGGCGGAGGTACATATATCCGGTTTATTGGATCAGCGAGCGCACCTTCTATAACATCATGAACGCCACGGCAGGGCTTGAAAACCCAGTCGTGGCGTCCGACGTGCCAGGCCTTTTTGATTTTATCGACGAAAATCCCGAAACAGACGACCCTAATGAGCGAACTTGACCAACAGACTCGTGCTGTCTTCAGAAGCATATTGCGCGACATACAGGTCGAGCTTGGAGATGAGTTCGACCAAAATTTCGAGCGGCAGGCATTCTTCAGTCAGGCATGGGCGAGGCGCAAAAGTCCGACGCGCCCCGGTGGTCTTATACTGGTTGATTCCGGCGGCTTGAGACAGAGTATCCGCAGTGAAATCCGCGAAAGCAGTATCGTATTTCTGTCAGACCATCCGGGAGCTGCCATTCACAACGAAGGTGGCGAAATCAAAGTGACGGCCAGAATGAAGCGTTACTTTTGGCACAAATATTATTCCGCTACCGGCTCCTTCGGCCGCCGAAAAGACGGCTCCCTCCGGCAAAACAAAAAGAATAGCCAACTATCCTCCGAAGCCGATTTCTGGAAAGCGATGGCACTCATGAAGGTCGGAAGTACCATCAAGATACCGCAGCGCAAATTCCTCGGCACGTCGCCGGAGGTGGAGGCCGCAGTCCGGGCAATCATCGAGGAGAACCTTACCGAATACATCAACAACATAGACTTTGATATCAAATGACAGCAATAATTATTACTTCAATAATCTGTGCGACATTGCTAATAATGTTGTATATGACCCATATCTATCCGAGAACCATCCGCAAGTACAAGTTGCTTGCCGCTCAACGTAAGGCTGAATTGGATAAATTGAAAAAAGAATTCGACAGCCGGTTAGACGATTACACGGAC